CATAGTCTATCTTGATTCCGTAGTTAGGATCGTTACTACGCTTTGTCACAGCCATCCCAAGGCTGCTGATATCGTTCACGCAGCGTCTGTATGCGTTGTCGTTGAAGTTGTTCCAAGACAGCGTGAGATTAGTGGCTATTTGCGCTGATACCTCTGCGTCTGTCTTGATATTGCTCCCCATGAAGATCTCTGCCTCCTCAAGCGTCTCTGGGATACTCTCTGGATCCATGCCGAGAACTATTCCACTCTGTTCTTTTAACTGCAACAGTTGTTGTCTGGCCTGAACTTGCAACTCCACCACCTTCTTCTTCTCGTTCTTCTCTGATGAAGACAACGGATCAATTGCTTCAAGGTTTGGATATGGATCTCTCGACAGTATCTTATTTACAACAACTCTATTGAACTTTGGGAGTATCGGAACTGGTGTATAGTCTATGTTTACAAGGCTACCATCGTTGCTGTTTGGATCCAGTGTGTGTAATAGCTTTTTGTATATCGATGTATCTTGAGTACCATTAGCGTAGTTCCTACATCTTTCAAACATCACATTCCTTCTAGAGAAAAGTGAGTCTGTCGAGTTTAGCTTACCCCACTGATTCTCAATAGCCTTAGCATACTGAAGGCCGTATTCTTTTGATTCCTTAACCTCCATCGGGGCCAAAGGATCTGGAAAGCCACCAGTATTCTTTTTGTCTTTGCTATACATTATTTGGGAAGATACTATACGTAACCCAGCAAATATACGCAATCAACCAATTACATTATATTTCCTAAAGAACACCTTGTCAGTAAACTGGGGCCTTGGCTTTGGATTTGGCTTCTGGGCAGCAAGCAGCGCCAAGCCAGAGCTGATGGTCAAGTCAAACTTAGTTCTCTTGTCTATCTTAAATGCAATCCAGTCTTCAAGCGTTTTGTTGAAGTACATATTCCCCATCTCACCAGTCTCATAGTTTATTCCTATATGGTTGTGTACATAATGCTCTATCGCCTGCGCGTGCGCGTGTATCACATCTTGTGAGTTCGATGGTATGCCTTTGGTCTTTACGTTTACGTGAGACGAGGATGACTTCAGATGTTCTGGTCGATCCATGATATACCCATCATATCCTCTGCTCTCGAAATGTCTTACGATCCCGTACTTGTTGTTCTCTATAAGTAACGGGTAGCCATAGAAGAAAGCACACATAAGAACGTCCTCGTAGAATATCTTGGCCATGTCTGGACGTGAAGCGTACTCCACAACAAACATATTAGATGGCCTATTCATAGAGAACTTGTTATACATATGCATTGACCCCTTCGATCCCCTGCCATCTAGAGTAGCATCGATATCATACGAGTCAACACCACCACAACCATATTGACTAAAGGGGGCTATCCGCTGGCCCCTTTCCTCATTGATGATGCAGCGTTCGTCTTCTGGGGGCAACCAGGATACTCTGAAACGTCCGTTGATGTCTGGGGAAAACACAACCTTCTTGTCTTTCTCCTCCCATATAAAGTTCCCTTGAACAACAGGATTTGGGAACAGGTCCTGATTGTGCTCTATCTGTTCATAGATCTTACCCACGTTGAACAGACTCCCAGAAACGCTGTCACGGAATGCCTCGTCTTCGTTGAATGGGAACTGTCTGATAATCTCATTCATTTCTGAAGAGTCGTGTCTCAAGCTGTCGCGTTCGTTCTTCAGGAATTCTTTAGCTCCAATAGATATATACATTCCCTCCTCGATACTTTCTACTGGCTTTTCTGGGGTGTCTATTACAGCATTCCCATACTTATCAAAGAAACCCTCTAGGGCTTCGTAAGCTGGTATGATGATGCGGTACATGCCGCTCTTGGTTCTGCCGTTGGCGTTGCGTTCAGCTGGGTCGCTGTCTAGCCACAATCTCTTGTATTCGTCTCCTCCCTTATCCATTGGGTTTACGGTGGAGCCCATAAGCACCTTCCCAATAATCTTGTTACCAACCAACAGACACGTCCTTTCTATACGCCAAGCCTCTCTTATGTCCGATGGCTTCTCCCACTTTCCAGCCTCATCCAGATATAGCAGGTGTACCTTCTCACCGTCATAGGCGTTGTTTGTCGTATTCCTCCAGTTGATCACTGTGTTCAACGCCTCTCCCACCATAGTGGTCTTGTTCTTCTTCGTGATCCTCTTGGCTGGCTCCCTGAACGCCAACTCCATCCTAGGGTTCGTGGTTCCATCCTGTATAGGCTTGAAGAACCATGGGTAGTTTGTGAATATAGATACTACCTTCTTCATGAAGATGTTCTCCTGAGCATCCTTACCAGTCTTCGACTGAATGCCAAGGAGTTTGTCAGATACCTGCGTACCTTCATCCACAAGTATGCTGGAGCAAACGTTAGTATATCCTGAACGTCTGCACTTAACGAATAGCTGACCAAAGCACCTAGGGTCAGCCTCACACGCTGCAAAGTGTAGTAGTATCTCACGTTGGAATTGATAGAAGCTGGGGTATCCTACATCGATCTTTGACCACTGCAAGAACATATAGTGTCTCCCAGTTATATATGTTGGAACGCCGTTGTTGTAGAACCACAACCCGTTTCTCCTGCGTTCGAATTCATTCTCTATGTATGACGAGTACTTGTCTTTAAACTCCACTGACCTCTCGTTCCACTCGTCTATACTTTTTATCTTAGATATTTCTACAGGTACTGGCAATCTTGTCCAGTACTGCTCAGACTTCTTTTTGTCGTGAAATAGGATCTGGTTCTTTGGGGGCATCTTGGGAAGGACAACAAGAAGACCGTGGAGTTCAAGGGCTTCCCCCTGTGTCCCGTTAGGATCTATCTTGATGCCCTTCTCCTTGTAGCCCTTTATGTCAACCAGTGACGACATTAGAATTTAACCTCAAGACATGTAACGCAACAAGGCTTTTCACCAGGAAAAATAGGTCCAGAGGCATTCAATTGCTTACGCTTATAGTACCTGCTGTTCTTTGCTACCTGTTGTGTTGGTGAGCAAGATGCGAAAACAACAGCAAGGCCCAAGAAGAAGATGACTGACTTCATACCGTGAATTTAAGAGAATTAGACGTGATTGGAAGTTGTTCTGCAAAGATATGCTTGATCGTGTTTGCTATGACACGGATTTCTTTCTGAGCGTGGTGGTCGTCTCTGATCTGTATGAAATGGATCCATGACCTTACGCTACCCGTCATGTGGATCGTTGTCTTTGTGGCCAATGGGAGGATAAACCTAGCCGTCTCACGAGATACCCCAGACTCGATTAGGTTGTTATAAAGCTGTTCACAAGCAGCGAGAACCATATCCACCTTGCTGTTCAGCACGGCAGAATTCATTGATTCATTAGAAGACTGCCTGTTTGATTCAGCTTGCCATCGCAGGTCAATTGGCTCGAATATACTCCTGCCATCAGACAGCAGGTTTACATCTTGGTATCTCTGGCTAAACTCTTGAAATGTAAAACTTCTGTGCCTCAAAAGCTGTATGGCCATAGCCTTGCTGGTCTCTATCTCAAACGTCATGTATGAGTGCTCAAATGGAGACCAGTGTTTATTAACAATCAGATACTTTATGAGGGACTCGTAGTTTTGTTTCTTGTTCTTTCTCGAACTAGATACACGAGCAATCTCAACAATATGATGCTCAGCATTTGGCGTGATGGACAAAAGTTTTACTTTCATTTGATTTATAACCGTGATGGTTTTTTACTTCATTAAATTGTTATTGCAGCTATAATGATGCATTATTGCTTCATTTGCATCAACAATCAGGCATTATGTTCAAGGGTAATTCCTGAGTTTGGCTAGTCCTTTTTGTTGGAGTCATGGTCATTAACAAGGTCAAATTGATCTCCAATCTCCCTTAATGCACCCCCTAAAATCTTTGCAAGATTTCGAACTGCATCAAGTTCAAGAGATTCTAACCATTTGTCTTGTATTGCTACGGGACAATCCTCAAAGCAAGTGGGTTGTTTTTTCTCTTCATCTTCAAACTTGTGCAAGATGTACACTCCGCTAAGGTTCCTCCGTTTCAACTCATTCATAGTATCCATTGTGTTTCTGGATTTAGCAGTCAGGGCAGGATTCGAACCTGCAATGTGGCCTCGTAAAGAGGATCATACCTTTTTGACTTACCGAGCTTGAGCCCGCTTACATATCCACTACCTGACTATATAGAGCTTCTGAAAGGAATCGAACCCTCAACCTACTGAGTACAAATCAGTTGCTCTACCAGTTGAGCTACAGAAGCATAGCACGTCAGGCAGGAATCGAACCTACAGCTTTCGGTTTTGGAGACCGACACTCTACCTATTGAGCTACTGACGTGTTTCTTGTGATCACAGATTGTGATATCAAGAGTAGGGGCGACAGGAATCGAACCTGTAACCTTGATGATATAAGCATCCTGCTCTAACCAACTGAGCTACGCCCCCAGTTAATCGCACCCGTTTAATCGTAGAGGTGCAGAACGCGAAATAAAGACCAGTACGTCAAAGAATTGTACGCCCGACAGGATTCGAACCTGTGACCCACAGCTTAGAAGGCTGTTGCTCTATCCAGCTGAGCTACGAGCGCAGGTGATTGCGCCCTGTGCAGGAGTCGAACCTGCCGCGTCCGAGTATTAGTCGGGGCTCCCGTGAGCTTACAGGGCTAGGCTAGTTAAGCCTTCTTTCTGTCTGGGATGATCGCGTTGATCACAGAATCAAACAAGCCAAACACCTTGTTGTCTCTTTCGGTAGGAGTGAGGTTGACAACAACCTTAACCAACGCCAAGAAAGCAATCAGAAGTTCGGTGATGATTCCAGGTGTAAACCACCCAGACTCGGCGGTCGCTTCGTTCGGTACATTTTGAGCAACCGTTGTAGAATCTGCAACGGCTGTGAGGGTATCCGCCACCAATGGCAGCGAATCAACCACGTTTACAAGGGTATCAATCATAAGTGGTGTTTTTTAGGAATTCGATTCCGTAAATGTACGGCCTACAGGTCTATACAACCAAATGTTCAGTCATCCATTTTGTACCACCCCCCATATCTCAGCCCGTCAACCATCTTGAAAACCTCGTCGTACATGGACCCACATGAGCTCAAACTATACTGATCTCTAGCTAGTTTGGCAATGTTAGCCCTGTTAAGATCTTTTGAAGCGTGTACGGCATCGATCCACTGCTTTAGCGTCTTGCATCTAAATCCATTAACCCCGTGAATAACGGTTTCGGTAAATGCCCCGTAGTCTACGGCAATCAATGGTGTTCCGCACAGAAGTCCCTCTACCCCAGCACCACCGAACGGTTCTACGTAGGAGGTCGGCATGAGTTGGCACAGGGCATTGCCGATGAACTCGTCACGTTCTGTTCCAGACAGCACCCCAACATACTCTATGTTCTCATGGAGGTACGGAGTTGGATCCCCTTGACCAGCAATCTTTACTGGTATGTCAATCCTCTTGGCTATCTCTACAATAGTGTCTAGTCCCTTTATGCTGGATATCCTCCCCATAAAGGCCACATACTCCCCTTGCTTCTCCCTGACAGTCCACTTATCTATGTCGTAGTAGTTTGGGATAACCCACATATAGTTGTTACCACCGAGATTCTTTTGGCCAGACCAGTAGTGCATCTTAGCATAGCTTTCAAAGACCTTGAAGCTGGAGTCAATGCAGTCTGGATAGCCAATCCCCGTCTCTACGTGGCTGTTCCTGTTGAACACCTCTACGACCTTAGTGTGTGCTATGCCAAACGGGTGACATATGATGTCACCGTCCTTCACATTCTCAAGCATGGCGATCAACAGTCTACGTTCAAACTCCGTATGGTGCTGTGTCCCCATGACGGCATCATTCCCGTAGAACTCCTCCTTCTCCTTTTTAGTGATCATAGAGAATAGTTCTTCTTTGGTGAGCATGACATGCTTTTCATCTGCCGTACTGTCAGAAC